AGACATGGTACCAGGCATCGCGCCTCACCGTGAACCGCTGGCTGATCGAGCGGGGCAAGAGCCGGCTCATCAATCGCCGGGCAGAGTTCGTCAGGTTCCAGCGCGAGCAGCAGCATCCTCAAGTTGCTGCCGAAGAGATCGAAACTGGCCCGATCGACCAGGTCTTGCATGCCATCGCGAAGGAAGCCGCATCGTTCCTGCGCATCTCCCGCTACGGCGGTTGGACGATCACCGAGCATGGGGGCGAATGGCGTGTCGGCACTGTCCGCCGGACGTCGGATCAGCTCATCGCAATGGCCGAGCGTCAAGGTTTCGATGCGGAAGCCTACAGGCGCGAAGTGGTTGAGGGGTAAATGACCCGTTGTTCTGAATGGAGAAACAACTCGTGCCGTTCGAAAAGGGAAAAAGCGGCAATCCCGGCGGCAGGCCCAAGAAGCTCTTGCCTGACGGGCGAAGTTTGGTCGAAATTGCAATGGGTTACACGGAAGATGCATTGGCCACGCTCGCCAAGATCATGCGCGACACCAAGGCACCGCATGCAGCCAGGGCAACGGCGGCCAACTCGCTGCTCGATCGCGCCCACGGCAAGCCCAAGCAACCAATCGAAGCCGACCTGGATATCTCGAAACTGAGCCATGAGCAGCTTATCGCCCTTGCTGTCGCCCTCGGTGCGGATACCGCCGCTCTCGAGGGTCTTGGAGGAACTGGAGCGCCGCCGCGAACTCACTGAGGTTGAGAACGCTGCGTCTCAGTCCGAGCAGCGCCTCGAGGAGGAGCGCAAGGCGAAGCTCGACCACGACGCCGAATGCGAGCGTTGCGGCGCCGATGCCGACGGGATCATCTATTGGTTCAATAATTTCGTGTGGACCTATGACCCGCGCCTGGTTGGCGAGCGCAACGAGGACGGCTCGCGCAAGAGCCCGTATGTCCGTTTCGAGCTGTGGCCGAGACAGGCCGAGTTCATCCACTGGATGCACGAGAAGGTCACCGACAACGAGGAGTGGCTGACCGAGAAAAGCCGCGACACCGGCGTCACCTACCTGTGCGCCGGCTATGCGCTCAACCGCTGGCTGTTCTCACCCGGCTTCAAGGCGACGTTCGGATCCCGCAAGGCCGAGTATGTCGACAAGTCCGGACAGCCAGACAGCATCTTCGAGAAGTTGCGCATCATGGCGCGGAGATTGCCGGAATGGATGCTGCCAGATGGCTTCAGCTGGGCGAACCACAGCTTGTTCATGAGGCTGATCAACCCGGAGACGGGCGCGATGGTATCGGGCGAAGGCGGCGAGGACATGGGGCGCGGCGGACGCTCGAGCCTCTACATCGTCGACGAAGCCGCGTTCGTGCCCAATGCCGAGTCGATCGAGAAGGCGCTGAGCGGAAACACCGATTGCGTTGGCTGGGTGAGCTCCGTCAACGGCATGGGCAATCTGTTCGCCCGCAAGCGGCACTCGATACTGCGCGAAGGCCAGGTGTTCCGGCTTCACTGGCGCGACGATCCGCGGAAGACCGAGGAATGGGCGGCCGCGAAACAGGCTGGCTTCTCCGATCCCACCGCCTGGGCGAGCGAATTCGATATCGATTATTCCGCCTCGCTCGAGGGCGTGTGCATCCCGGCTCGTTGGGTCGAAGCTGCAAAGCGCGTGGCGTCGCTCGATCCCACCGTCATGCCGTCGAACCAAGCCGTCAGCGGGCTCGACGTTGGCGCCGGCAAAGCGAAGTCCGTCCACGTGACGCGTCGCGGCGCCGTTGTCCTGCCACCGAAGTCGCGCGGCGAGCCCGATACCACCGACACGGCATGGTGGGGCCTGGAGCTTTCGGAGGCGCAGGGATCGAAGCAGCTGAACTTCGACAGCGTCGGTGTCGGTGCCGGCGTCGCGTCCACGCTCAGCAAACACAAGATCGCGGGGCTCAAGACCGAGGCCGTCAATGTCGGCGATACGCCAACCGATCGCCGTTGGGATGATGGGCGCACGAGCGAGGAGATGTTCGGCAACCTCAAGGCCGAGATCTGGTGGCTGGCACGCGGCGCGTTCCAGCGCACCTATCAGCACGTCCTGTTCCTCGAGGGCAAGGAAGGTGGCAAGCAGCATTCGTCGACGGAGGTCATCGCGCTTCCGTCGGGCGACAGCGAAAGCGACACGCTCTGCTCGCAGCTCAGCCTCGTTCGCTGGTTCAAGAACGAGAAGGGCAAGATCGTGATCGAGAAGAAGGCTGAGCTTAAGCGCCGCGGCATTGCCAGCCCGGATTATGCCGAGGCCTTCATGCTGACGTTCGTCGAACGGCCGTCGCGCTACTCTTGGGAGAATGTCTGATGATCAACGCCGCTGGTGCCATCCTCGCCGCCAAGACTGTTCTTCCGGGCGCTCCGGAGCACATAGTCGCCTGCGAGCTATGCGTCCTGAGAGGCTACGATCCCGAGGCCATGATCACGACGGTGAAGGGCCTTCCTCCGGTCGCCAACTGGCAATGGCTGATCGCCGAGCAGATCTTGGAAACCCAGCTGCGCAATAGGCTGGGCCAAGGCGCGAAGGCTCAAGCGCTGATGACGAACTGATGGCGACCCTCCTCACCGACGACATGCCGGAGAAGATGCGGCGCTTTCTGGCGCGCAAGCCTCGCCGAGCCGTGCGCGACAAAGCGAGATCGTACCCGCGCAGCTGGCTCAAGGACTGCATCAAGGAGCAGGGCAGCAAGTGCCATTACTGCCGCAAGCGCATCAAGACGAACCCGTTGCCTGTCGAGTGGGACCGACGCGCCACAATCGACCATGTCGTTCCGCTCAGCGCCGGCGGTGAGAACAAGCGGCGGAACGTCGTCGCGGCTTGCATCAAGTGCAACCAGGACAAAGGCTCAATGCCGGCCGACGAGTTCCTGGCGACCCTACAGCCGCCGCGCCGCTAACCGTATCGTCGCCGCCATGTCCGGCCGCATTGTCAACGTCCGCCCCAAGCCAGGCTTTCTGATGGACGGCGCCGGCGAGATCCTGCCCACGCGCGCCAATGTGATCCCGTTCATGCGAGACCGGCTCACCAACGTGATGAGCGGGATGGGGACGACCGCCGACAAACGCGTCTTCTCGCAATACATGTTCGCGCCGATGACCGGGCAAGAGGCCGAGGCTGCCTATCGCTCGTCTTGGCTCGTGCGCAAGATCGTCGACGTGCCGCCGTTCGACATGACACGCGAGTGGCGCGATTGGCAGGCGAAGAAGGACGTCATCGAGAAGATCGAGGCCGAAGAGCGCCGCCTGCAGATCAAGGCAAAGTGCCAGCGGGGGCTGGTGCTCGCGCGGCTGTTCGGTGGCGCTGGTCTGATCCTCGACATCGGGGATGCCGATCCGACCGAGCCATTGCGGCCCGATGCGGTTCGCGCCGGCGGTCTTCGTTCCGCCCGACTTCTCTCGCGCTGGCAACTGACCGAAGGGCAGCCGCGGCTCGACCCTGAGGATCCGTGGGTCGACCAGCCCGACTTCTACACCGTCCGCGCCAACAACGGCCGAGAAGTCAAATTCCACCCCTCTCGCGTCGTGCCCTTCATCGGGCAGAAGGTTCCGGAGGGCAGCTTCTTCCCGGCGGCGTCGTGGTTCTGGGGCGATCCGATCATGCAGTCGGTTGGCGAGGCCGTGAAGAACGCGGACCTAGCGCAGTCGGGCTTTGCCGGGCTGATCGACCGCGCGGCCGTCGACGTGTTCAAGTTCAAAGACCTGATGAGCATCGTCGGTACGCAGGAGGGCGAGGACAAGATCAATGCCCGCGTCGCCTGGACGTCACGCGCGAAGTCGTCGAACCGCGCCATGCTCATCGATGCCGAGGACGACTGGCAACAGGTCCAGGCTAGCTTCTCCGGCATCCCCGACACGATGATGGCGTTCCTCAACGTCGTCGCTGGCGCCGCTGACATTCCCGTCACGCGCTTGCTCGGCCAATCGCCGAAAGGGCTGCAATCGACTGGCGAAGGCGAGGAACGCGACTACAAGGACATGATCAAGGCGAGGCAGGACGAGCTGCTGGGGCCGGCGCTCGACCAGGTGGACGAGGTGCTGCTGAGGTCTGCCACGGGTTCTCGACCGAGCGACGTTTACTACCTCTTCGCGCCACTGATCGGGCTCGACGAGAAGGAAGCGGCCGAGGTCGAGAACAAGAACGCCCTCACGATCAAGACCTATGCCGACACCGGCATCATTCCCGACACCGCACTCGCCACAATGGCGAAGAACAAGATCATCGAGGGGGGCAACTGGCCCGGGTCGGAAGCAGCGTTCGAAGAGGCCGAAGCCGCTGGCGATGATCCGCTCGATCCGGCGAACCAGCAAAACGAGGGTGACCTTCAGACGCTCGGACAGCGCGTCGCAGCGATGGAGAAGAAGGGCACCATCACTCCGAACGACGCTGCGATCTTGCTCACTGACGCCGCGCCTCGCTCGCTTTACGTCAGCCGCAAGCTGCTCAATGGCGATGCCTTCATCAAATGGGCAAAGGGCCAGGGCTTCAAGACGACTGTTCCGGCCAACGAGCTTCACGTCACGATCCTGTTCAGCCGCACGCCCGTCGACTGGATGAAGATGGGAGCGGGCTGGGATCAGGACGCAGACGGCAAGGTCAAGATCGCGCCGGGCGGTGCTCGCCTAGTTGAAAAGCTCGGGGACAAGGGCGCTGTCGTGCTGCTGTTTGCTTCCTCGCCGCTGTCGTGGCGGCATGAAGAGATGGTTCGCAACGGCGCGTCTCACGACTTTGACGAATATCAGCCGCACGTCACCATCACCTACGAAGGATCCGACGTCGATCTGTCGAAGGTTGAGCCATATCGCGGCGAACTCGTGTTCGGCCCAGAGATTTTCGCGGAAGTGGTCGACGATTGGGAGCAATCCCTCACTGAGGCCTGATGCTCGCCATCACGCTCAACCTCGCGGCCCGCGTCAACCGCCCGTCACGGCGCCCCATCACGCTGGCCCGCATCGCGCCGACCCAGGCACAAGCCGGCGACCTTTTCGCGGCATATAACAAAATTGTTATGTCGTGGAGCCAAGGCATCCCCCGCATCCTGGCCGAATATGAGCGCACCCTCGCGACTATGACGACGGACTCGCCATCCGACGTTCAGGGCGCGATCGACGGTGTGCAGGCCGAGATACAACGCCTTGTGCTGCTGCTGACGCCGGACCTTCGGCGCTGGGCCCTCAACGTCGAGCAGGTTCACCGCGGCAAGTGGGTCAGATCCGTGCTGTCGGCCACCGACGTCGACCTCAACACGGTCCTGACCGCCGGCGATGTGAACGACACGATCGAGGCATCGCTGAACTGGAACGTCAGCCTTGTGCGCGATGTCAGCGAGGAGGTTCGCAGGAAGATCGCCAACGCAGTCTTTGCCGGTTTCCAGCGGCGCGCACCTGCCGCCGAGATCGCCAAGGAGATCGCCGACACCATCGCAATGGCGCGTGGTCGGGCGCGTCGGATCGCGGCCGATCAGACGGTGAAGCTGGGTTCGCGGCTCAACGAGGCTCGGCAGGAGCAGGCTGGGCTGACGCACTTCAAATGGAGACATTCGGGGAAGGCCCACCCGCGTTCGTGGCACCTGGCGCGCAACGGTCACGTCTTTCCGTGGCGTGGACCGGGGAGCATTCCGCCTGCCGATCAAGCGGGCATACCTCCATTCTGTGGCTGTACCGCTCAAGGCGTGATAGTGTTCGACGATGTATAAAACGACCCAGTGGGCGGTCGCGGAAATCACCCACCGCAACGGAACCAAAAGTCGCATGTCGAAGCGAAATCCGCCTTTTGGTTGGCCGTCTCAACTGCTCGGCGATGCCGATGTCATTGCGGTTGAGCTTATCCGGCACGTCCCTGCCGTGAGAAACGATGCGCTGGCCTCGCAACTGGGGCAACTTGCCGATTTAGATCGTGCTTTGGGAGCTATCGAGGCGGTACAGGATGCGCTCCTTGGCGATGCCGGAGGTGTTCGAGGATGATCAATCGTAAAGCCAAACTGATCGAACTCTTCAAGGAAATCGACCTCGACACGCCAGCTGGGTACGATAATCTGGCTGACCGGATATTGGAAACGCTCGGGCTGAATGAGCGTCATGAACGCCTTAGCGCAGTTGAGCCAAATCCTCTCTTGGATAGCATCCCGACGCAGCTAGCAGAACGCTTTCCGCATGCTCTGTGGACTTCAATCTCGCAAGGAAGCGAAATCCAAGTCGAGGCGATCATAGACGGCGAAGCAAAAAAGGCGAGAGTTGCGCTGCCGTCGTCTTCGCGCGCCTATGAGCACGCCATCGAGCGTCTCATCGAGCAGCTGGACGCCTAACGAACCTACAGCCTGAGCCGCCGCGCCCTTAGTTTCAGGGCAGGAGGTCCGCTGTGGCTAATCTCAACAACATTCAGAAAGAACTCGCCGAGTTCGGTGACAAATACGGCAAGCTCGGCTTCGCCGTTTCGGTGCTGAACACCGCCCTGCTGCTCGTGCTGCTGCTGAAGTAGATGCTCTTCGCCGACGTCCTCACCCTAGACGCGCCCCGCAAGACGGCCGACGGCTATCTGGCCGTGCGCGCAAAGGCGGCTCGTACCGGCGTCTACCAATACACCGGCGCCGAGGTCGATCCAGACAACAGGCACGGACTGCGCGATCAGGATGTGGTCAACGTCCTGCGCGATGAGCAGACCGTGTTCGACAAGAAGGCCGTCCATAGCTTCATCGGCAAGCCAGTCACCGACAATCATCCGACCGAAGCGGTCGATGCGAACAACTGGCGCGATCATGCCCGCGGCGTCGTCATGGGCGCTGTTCGTGATGGCGAGCATGTCGCCTTCGACCTGCTGCTTACCGATGCCGCCGCGATTGGAGCGGTCGAGGCCGGCAAGCGCGAGCTCTCGAATGGCTACGCCGCCGATCTTGAATTCGGCGACTATTCGGCGCCTGACGGAACCAAGTGCCCAGTTCGCCAGGCGTCGATCCGCGGCAATCACGTGGCGATCGTCGACCGTGGGCGCGCCGGTTCAGAGTGCCGGATTGCCGATGCTGCCAAGTGCACATCGCTGCCCGCTGACGCATTTGAACTCTTGCTCGACGAACGAACCTACACCGCCAATCCGAACGACCATAAAAATGACCCTGCACGTCGTGAGACGTCCAATCCCGGTGGTGGCCTTCGTGCCACCCAAGATGGAGACAGAACTGTGGCGACCAAGACGATCACCTTCGATGGACTTCCCCTCGAGGTCACTGATGCAGCCGAGGCGGCGATCACGAAGCTGCAGAACCAGTTCAAGGATGTGGCCGACGCCAAGTCCAAGGTCGAAACCGATCTCAACGACGCCAAGACGAAGATTGCTGAGCGGGACGCGGAAATCGTCACGCTGAAGCAGGCGGTCGAGGACGCCAAGGTCACTCCAGCCCAGCTGCGCGACCAAGCCAAGGCTTATGCGCTCGTCTGCGACAAGGCGAAGGTGCTCGGCGTTCAGTTCGCCGAAGACGCCGATGCCGACGCCATCATGAAGGCGGTGGTCGACGCCAAGATGGGCGACGCGGCCAAGGATTACGACGCCAAGCAGATCGGCGCGGCTTTCGCGGTCCTGACCAAGGATGCGAAGGTCGATCAGCCTGATCCTGTGCGCGCGGCGCTCACCAACGGGGTCAGGTCGAACGACGCTTCCGGCGACATCGCCAAGGCCAAGAACACCTGGCTCGACGCCAAGCGCGGCGCATATCGCAATTCCGTGGGAGTGAACTAACATGGCCGTTCTTCAGTCCACTTTCAGCGAGGACATTCCCTACGGCTATGCCGGTATGGATGCCGACGGCGAGCTCGCCAACGTCATCAGCCGCACGCTCGAGGGCAGCACCAACTGCGAGTTCGGCCGCCCCGTTTACCGCGGCACCGATGATCGCGGCGTCGACCTCACGGTCGGTTCCGACCTCATGGGCTTCGCGCTGGCTCGCAAGGGCCTGCCGCTTACCGCTGATCGTCCCGCCGATGTCTACGCTCCTGGCGATACGATCGCGGTCAAGGAGCGCGGCAAGATCTGGGTCGACTGCGCGACCGCAGCGGACGATGGCGAGCAGGTTTATGTGACCTCCGCCGGTGCCGTGACCCACACGTCGGGCGGCAACACGGCCGCAACCGGCTGGTTCTTCGACGACACGATCACTGGTGCGGGCGTTGTCCGCATCGTGCGCCGCTAGGGGAGTGACAATGACCAAGCCGGTTTTCTTCGACTCCGTAGCGGCGGCGGTTTCGCACATCGAAGCCGAGGGCAACTTCCCCGGTTTCGCCGATGCGATCCGTGGCATCGACCTGAACGACGCCCAGCAGACGCTTTCCTTCCTGACGCCGCAGCTCCTGCGCGTCGAGCAGGGCGTCTACATGGTGAAGTATCCGCTCGCGGACTATGCCGAGTTCATGCCCGTGGACACGCAGGGCTCGATCTTCAGCGCTGGTTCGCTATTCTATAGCGGCGACATCGCCGGCAAGGCCGAATGGTTCGAGCTCGCCGCGAACGACATGCCCTATGCGGACGTCAGCCGCACGCAGTTCCTTCAGGAGAACTACATCGCCGGTATCGGCTACAAGTTCGACCGGATGGACCTGGAGCGCGGTCAGCAGCTCGGCATCAATATCCTCGCCGACAAGGCCGACGCGGCAACCAAGACCGCTGAGCGCTTCATCCACAATGCGGCGATGCGCGGCGACGGCCTCAAGTTCCCCACGGGCTTCATCGACGATCCGCTGATGACGATCGATGCGGGCGAGTCGATCGACGCCGATTCCGACGTGGACAGCGACATCCAGCAGGTTAATGATGCGCTGACCCGCGTCGAGACTGATACGCTGGAGACTTATCGCGCCGACACGCTCGCCGTACCGACCAGCGTCTACAACATCATGGCATCAAAAAGGGTCGACAACACCGGCATCTCCCTCTTGCGTTACCTGCAGGAGAATGCGGTGATCCGCGACATCACGATCAAGCCCACTCGCCACCTTGAAACTGCTGGTGCGGGCGGCTCAAAGCGCATGATCGCCTATGCGAACACGCCGGAAGTCCACCGCTTCCATCTGCCTGGTGGCGGCCACCAGTTCTTCCCGCAGTGGCAGAAGGGCCCCTTCTCTTGGGAAGTCCCGGGCATCATGGCGATCGGCGGCTACGAGGACCGCATTCCGAAGGCCAAGGTCGCCATCGACATGACGCACGGCTCGTAAGGCCCGGAACATGGCCTATCGCAATGACACGCAAGGTGCTCGTGCGATCCATCTGACGAACGGGACGCACGTGCTGCTTGAGCCAGGTGCCGTGCTTTCCATCAACCCGGCAAAGGTGAGGCGGGTAGCTCCGGGCATCGTACAGGGCGATGACCCGGACACGCCGCCCATCCCCAAGGATCTGGCGAAGAAGGTCAAGAAGACCGACAACGTCAAGGCCTTGCGTGAGGAATACAAGAAGAAGCTCGGCAAGAATGCGTTTGGCGGATGGGACGCGGCCACACTGCGCGAGAAGATCGCCGCCGCCAGCAAGTGAGGTGCCTGGAGATCGGGCCCGGCCACGAGCGCCTGCCCGGCTTCGAAACTCTCAACGTCGTCAAGACGCCGATCACCGATCACGTAGGCTCAGCGCAAAAGCCGCCCTTCCCCGATGCGAGCTTCGATCTCGTCTATTCATCGCACTGCATCGAGCATGTCGAGTGGTTCGACGTCGAGGCAACGATTGCCGAATGGGCGCGCATCCTGAAGCCGGGTGGAGTGCTAGAGGTTCACACCGTCAACGCTGTTCCGCTGATGCGCCAATTGCTCGAGTGGGAAGAGGGCGGCGATGGACCGCGAGCCGGAACCTGGCGCCGCGACCTTCACCGCGACGAGCCGTTCCTGTGGGGCACCGGGCGTCTGCTCAACTACAACCGCAAAGGTTCGGGCACGCATTGGATGCACCGGGCGATCCTGACGCCGCGCTATATGCGGCAGTGCTTCGAGCGGGCTGGGCTGATCGACCTTGAAGCCGCCGCAGAACCGCGTGGCGCGAAGAAGCATAAGGCGGTCAATATGGGGCTGAGGGGTGTGAAACGGTGTGAAAGGTGTGAAACTGCATGCTAAGCGTCCGCTCCTTAGCCGACATGGCCCAAGTCATCGCGGCCAACCTGCATCGCATCGATCGGCACCAGTTTGACGTCATCGTCGGGATCCCGCGTTCTGGCATGATCCCGGCAGCTCTTATCGCCACTCATCTGCAACTGCCGCTCGCCGATGTACGCGGATATGCGGCGGGCATTATCAATGGTCGGTCAGGTTCCACGGAATCCCGAGGCACCCGCGTCCTTCTGGTCGACGACAGCTGCAACAAGGGTCGGGCAATGGCCCGAGCAGTCGCCTTGCTGCCGAAAGGAACGCAAGTCACGCGGCTGGCGATATTCGGGCCCTACCAGGTCGAGCCGTCAACCGTCTGCGACATGTGGTTCGAGATCGTGCAGGGGCCGCGCGCATTCGCCTGGAATATGCAAAAGCATATCAGGCTCCCGCGCTGGGGCTTCGATTTCGACGGTGTGCTCTGCCGCGACAATACCAAGGAAGAGAATGACGACGGGCCGCGCTATGCGAAGTTCCTGCGCGACGTCGAGCCGCTGTTCATCCCACAGCGTCCTATCGGCCACATCGTCACCGGTAGGCTGGAGAAGTATCGAGGCGAGACCGAGGCATGGCTCAAGCGGCACGGCATCCAGTTCGAGGCGCTCCACATGACGCAATTCCACTCAAAGGCTGAGCGGATGCAAGCGATGAAGTTCGCCGGCGGCCGCGGTGGATGGAAGGCGCGCATCGTCCGCGAGCTCGGCGTTGAGATGTTCATTGAGAGCTGCCCCAAACAAGCCGGCATCATTGCCCGGGAAGCGCAGGTTCCAGTGTGGTGCACGAGGACGCAGAGCCTTGCCTGATCACCGCGACATCATGCTCGATCTGGCGAAAGAAAACGGTTGGCGCCGCGGTGTGGAGCTTGGTCTCGGCCAAGGCATGCTGTTGCGCCGTTTCCTCGCCGCTGGACTGGAGATGGTGGGAGTCGATCTCGGCCGGCGAGCTGATCGCAAGGCAGCGCTGGAAGAGATCGCGACTGAATATTTGTCCTGCCGCCTTCTTCTGATGCCGACCGCTGAAGCAGCAAAGTATGTCGTCGACGGCTGGGCCGACTTCGTCTTCATCGATGCGGGCCACAGCTACGGCGCGGTAAAGCAGGACATCGCGAATTGGCGGCCCAAGGTTCGCGCCGGCGGATGGTTCGGCGGCCACGATTATCACGCCAAGTTCCCGGGCGTCATTCGGGCGGTAGACGAGGCCTTCCCCGACAAGCGGCTCTACGAAGGATGGATCTGGTCATGCTGAGCCTGATCATGCCCTATTACCTCAACCGCGGGATGCTTGAGCTTCAGTACCGCGAGTGGCTGAAGTGGCCGGAGAAGGCCAAGGCGCAATTCGATGTCGTGATCGTCGACGACGGATCGCCCGATCCTGCGATCGATGTTCCACGTCCCGAAGGCCTGCCACGCCTGTCGATCTACCGCGTGACCGAAGACCGACCGTGGCACCAGCACGGCGCCCGCAATCTCGGAGCGCACGTGGCGGATGGGCCGTGGCTGCTGCTCACCGACATGGATCACATGCTGACCGCCGAGAATGCAGAGGCGCTCTACAAGAGGCTGCCTCGCCTGGACCCGTCGACCGCCTACATGCTGCACCGCATCGAGGCCGACACGGGTCTTCCGACGCTCGGCAAGCTCAACGAGAAGAAGCCCCATCCCAACAGCTTCGTGCTGACCAAGGATGTCTACTGGAAGATCGGTGGCTACGACGAGGATTATTGCGGCATCTACGGAACTGACGGGCTGTTCAGGACGCGCCTAGCCGAACGAGCCGAGAAAGGCTTCCTCAAGCACGTAGCTCTCACGCGCTATTGGCGCGATCTCATTCCCGACGCTTCCACGACCACGATGCCGCGCAAGGAAGGGCGCAAGCCGGGCGACAAGGATGCCGTTGCCGTAGCCAAGGCGGCGCGCGGGGAGGCCGATGTGATCAAGGTGCTCGACTTCCCGTGGGAGCGGGTGCTGTGACGCTAACCGTGGTTACATGGCTTTGGAATCAACCCGGCGGCCGCACGCAGTTCACCGCGATGCACGTCAACATCTGGGCTGCCATGATTCGGCGGCACTGCACCTTGCCGATCAGGCTCGCTTGCGTGACCGATATTCCGGAGGGCATTGATCCGTCGATCAGGATCATTAAGCCGCCGGGGGAATTCGTCGGCCTAGAGACGGCGAGATGGCGTCGTGGAAGGCCGAACTGCTACCGCAGGATCACGATGTTTCGCCGCGATGCGGCGCGGACCTTCGGTAAAAGGTTCGTGTGCATGGACCTGGATGCAGTGATCGGCGGCAACATCGACGCGATCCTTGGTCGCAAGGAAGACTTCGTCATTTGCAGTCCGTCGCAGCAGCACGCGCGCTACGTCTACAATGGCTCGATGATGTTGATGACGGCCGGCGCCAGGCCAGAAGTGTACGACCGTTTCACTCCAGAGGAAGCCGAGATCGCCAGCGGTCTCTATGTTGGCTCGGATCAGGCATGGATCGGCCACGTGCTCGGACGCGGAGAAGCGACATGGGGCGCTGCTGAAGGCGTTGTCCGATGGGGCGCCGCGCAAGAGGGAAAGATCATGTTCTTCCCCGGCAACGTGAAGCCGTGGGATGCGATTGCGCACCCGTTCGTCAGCCAGCACTATCGGCTCGATGGCGGTCGCGCCGGGCTTGTCCTCGGGCGGGGATCGTCCGTGTGGGAAGAAGCCCAATCCGCGCTCGACAAGCAGCAATTCGATGGGGTGATCGCCTTTCCACAATCGGCCGCTCATTGGCCGGGCACGGTTGACGCGGTCGCGGACAACATGCCGCATGCCAAATGCCTCGCCAAGATGCTCGGTTTCGACACTCTGACCCTTTGTGGTGTCTGAACCTACAGACCCCGCCGCATCGGACGTATTCTCTGGGCCTGATGACCTCTGAATGGAGAGGCTGAATTGGCCAACATCGTATTCAACATAAGCAAGGGCCGCGTCGCCGAGCTCTATAATCGCGTGAAATCGAACGACCCGGCCAACTCGGCGATTATCCTTGTTCCGATCGAGACCAGTGGACTCGAAAGCGATGCGACGCTGATCGACAAGGACGACCTTGCTGCCGTGCTTTCGGGCGCGACGAACGAGCAGACCACGATGGGACGCAAGACGTTGACCGACAGCGATCTTGCGTCTTTCCCGGCTCCCGACGACGCCAACGATCGCTACGACATCTCGCTTCCGACGACGACCTGGACAGCAGCCAGCGGCAATGCGATCAGCAAGATCCTCGTCTGCTACGACAACGACACAACTAGCGGCACCGACAGCAACATCTTGCCGCTGACGATGTTCGATTTCGCGATGACCCCGAGCGGCGCGGACATCCAGATGACGACCGGCGTTTTCTTCCGGGCGAGCTAAGCCGGCCGCCTTCGGCCAAGGAAGGCGCTGACCCATGGCAATAGCCTCCGTAGGCACGCTCGGGACCGGAACCAGCAG